TTTGGCTTCAGCAAACGCCGGACCTCAATCTTCGATCGCTTGACCGGAAAGCGAGGCGGATTAGGGTCCGGAATAAAGGCTTGCGCTTTGGGCGGCGAGAAAACCCCGTCCGCATAAGTGTAGCCGACCCCGGCTTCCGCATCCCCTTCGCTCATCTCGACGAAGATGTGACCGGGAGGTGGGTCAAATGCAGGTTCGTCTTCAAAGATAGTGACGTTGACGACACGAGTGTCGAGTTCACTGACGATGGCAAAGTTTTTCATAGTTATTCCTTTACAAACAAGATCATCCGAACGTTTTGTCAAGCCTGCACAGCAGGGTCGGTGTGCCGCCGCTCAGGACATACTGTGCCTCACGGCCAGCCCGTCTCGGTATCGATAGCGGCGAGGGCCGCCAGATCGGGTGCATCATTGATGGCCTCGGCCCGGACAGCTTCGAGGTTGAAACACCCCTGAACATACGCGCTGACGGCCATACCGAACGCGATGATGTCGTTGATCGTCCACTGCCGGAACTCGCCTGTCCCGAGCTTCCATGTCCGCAACGTGCCCGGAGGCAAAAACTGCGACGACACCACGGCAGCGGTGATGGCGGGAATAGCCGGGTCGGCTTGTGTTCTGACGCCGTCATAGGTGAAGGTTTGAGAGGCTTGCCACCGGCGGTCTGCAAGGGCTTCGAGGCGTTGCCCCTTGGCTTCAGCCAGCGTCAGTATGGGAGGTTCCTGCCATATTACCCCAATAGCGGTGAGGTCTTCAGCAGGCCAGAGCGCCAGAACGTTGCCGGGATACTGGACCTCGCCGACTGTAAAAGACTGGCCCGGCGCGAGGGGAACGTTGTTCAGAATGTACATCATAGGTCTCCGGTATTCGTGTTCGGGAAGGCGCGCCCGAGGCCCCAGATAAAGCGAACGGCAGAGCCACCCGTAGAGCCGCTGGCAAAGCCCCCGGACACCCCTTGGCCACCACCATACTGGCCCGAGGTTGGGTAGGTTGGGCCAAAGACAGAAGTGCCGGTGCCCGGGGAAAACGTGCCCTCTGTTCCATCAGGGCCGGCAACCCCCGTGTAACGGCCAGCGCCGCCACCTGACGCATTTCCATCAACGGAGTAGCCGTAGCTGCCTCCAGCAGTGGCAAATCCAGTTTGAGCGCTTCCCAGCTGACCTGAACCCCTGTTAAAAGGACTTGATGCATTGCATCGAGCAATCAGCGTTCCGGCCTGATTGTTTATGATGATGTCCCGCAATGTAATCTGATTGAAGCGGACAGTCAGGGTCTCGCCAAGAACAAGACCAGAGACCCCGTTTATATAGACCAGGCCGCCTCCAAATCCACTTATAGACTCTCCGCCAGCACTACCCGCGCCAACAGCCACTAAAGAAAGCCCACCATCGATCATCGCCTGAGTGACAGTCAGGTCGCCCGACACTGTGAAAAGCTGCTGGCCGGGAAGGGGGCCAGACGACGCTATCGTCACAAGTCCCGGAGACAGGAACGGCAGCATCAGGTGGACGCCTTGCCGATACCGCAGCGCAGAACACCGGACGTCTCGACCACATAGCTGATCACATCCACAGCATTAGCTGCCGTCGACAAGGCTGGAGCCCCACCGAAGAACTTCCACGCCGTGTTGTAGGCCAGTGTCCGCGAGCCGGTGGCGTCCTGCTTGACGATGATCACACCGGACGCCCCGGGCTTGGCGTTGGACGGAGCGCCCAGCGTCCGGTTGCCGCCAAGCGTGACCGTGAAGTTGATACCAGCGGCCAGATCGACTGCGATTGTTGCCGCGTCAGTCAGGGCGACGGGGGCTGCTGCATCATAAATGGCCTTGGCCGTGACGAACTTGGCGTCATCTGTGCCGGTTCGCATATCCGCGCCGGTGGCCTTGGCGGGGGTGGAAATGACGACGTTGCCCGCACCGTCAGGGGCAGTGCCGTTGACGGTCTGGACTCGGGCGTTCAGTGCCGTTTGCTGTGCGGTCGAGATCGGCTTGTTGGCATCCGAAGTGTTGTCGACGTTCGAAAGGCCGACGTCTGCCTTGGTTAGGGTCTGAGCCGTCAGGAACTTGGCGTTGGCCCACGTCTCAGTCGCAACCCTGCGAGCGGTCGCGCCGTCGTAGATGTAGGCGGCTCCATTCAGCGTCTGAAACTGCCAGTTGCCCTGATCAGTCAGGAAGCCCAGAGCAGCTGCACCCGAAACCCCATCAGCGTAGACGAAACCCAACGTTGCGTCAGAGGCGGTGACGAGTTGAAGACCGACTCCAGCGATGTTGCTTTTGATCTGCCATCCGACCCCGCTAGGGATGATTTGCTGCCCGTCCGCTGCGATAAGCTGCGCTGCTGTGTCGGCATATCCTGCCTTTACTTTAGACCACGGGTTCCACGCGCCATCTCTCTGACGATAGTAAAGATAACCGTGGAACTGACTAGGGTTGTCAATGTTGCGTGCAAAAGCGGTCTGGTGCGCGTTGTCGACAGGATACTCGACTCCAAGACCCTGAGTGTTGATATAGAATCGCTGGCCCGAAGGAGTATTTGGTCCAGCCTGCACAAACGTAGGTCCAAAGGGAACCGAGTCTGGGTCGGTGAAAGCGCCATGAAGCTCGCCTCGATTGTTCCACTGCTTGTTGGCCCAATCTACCGTCCAAGTGCGGGTCGCAGCCATGCTAGGGGCAGCAGAGGTATTTAAAACAGCGCCGGGTCCGTATCCGGCGTCCGTCGTCATGCACTCGATGCTCCAAGCTCCCGCCCACGAAGCGGTCGCAGCTCCACCCCAAGACAGGTGGACTTCATCAATGGAAATCTGGGCGAATTCCCAAACGGTCGTTGCATCGCCGATCCAAATGCAGCTTGCATCGGCGTCATTGCCCCAGACGATATTGAGAGGGTCGGCTCCACCCGTCTGGTAGGCAGAGCAGCGTATCCATCCTATGTCGTAGTCGTAGTCGTAGCCGTTGATCGTCAGTTCGACGTCTTTGTCGTGATTGTAGTCATAGATAGTGACCTTGAGGGTCATCATTACATTGCGATTCGAGTCCGCAGGCAGCTTGATCTTCATTCGCCCTTGGAGGGGCGGAGTGTTACCGGTGCCACCGAACGAGCCGCCAAGGGGATTGTGCAGGCGGCGCATGGCATATAAGCAGCTCGGCGCTATCGCTTCTAGGGCACCTTGCTTTGGCTGGAAGCGGACGTCAGCTTCAGGCACGCTGATTTTTGTCGCGAGGGCAGCCGTCGTCGAGGCCGCATCAGCCTTGCCAGCCAAAGCGAAAGAGTGGGTGTTGAACTGGTCTCTGACGCGCTGGACGACAGCGATCAGTCGTGCCTCCAGCGTAGCCATCAGACGAGGCCAGTCTCGAAGGTCGTCACGAGATTGGCGTCAGGGTTGCCGATATCAACCAGCGAGGCCGAGCCGAGGTTGGCATTACCTTGCACTCGCTGAGGCGCGGTCAGGGTCTGGACGGCATCGAACCGAAGCCGGTTGCCCAGCGCCGTCGTAATGGTCGCCGCAAAGTTCGCATCGTCACCGAGAGCGGCAGCGAGTTCGTCCAGCGTGTCGAGGGCAGCAGGGGCTCCCGTCGTCAGCGCCGCCAGCGACGTTGTGACCAGATCGCGTATTTTCGTGATCGAGTAGGTCTGCGTGGTCGAGGCGTTCGAAGCGTCGTTGATCGTCGCCCCGGCCGCACTGGCCAAGCTGTCCAGCTCGGTCTTCAGCTCGTTGAGCGCGACCACGACGTTGGTCTTCGCGCCGAAGCTCAGAGCCGCGAGACTGGCGGCATTGCCATTGACCAGTGTTCGAACCGACTTAGTCTCGGTGGCGATGCGGGTTGCGAGGTCTTGCAGCCTCACCTGAAGGGTAGCCATGGGTCGTCTCCTAGATGAGTTGGTTGTTGAAAATCAGGGTCAGGTCGCCGGGGTCGGCCCCGTCTCCAGCGAGGCCCTGAGCTCCAGAAGGGCCGCGCAAACCCACCGGCCCGCGGTTATCTCGGGTCACAACGATCCTTTCAGACTGGACCACCCGGTTGACGACGACGGGACCTGTGGTGCGCTGGACAACTATGGTCATGGAGCTGTTGCTCCCTTCACCAATTTGACTTTGCCACGCAGCAGGGCGGCATCCTGGCCGGCGGGGTTGGTCGAGACGATGTCGAAATTATAGCCCCCGGCAGGCAGGAGCCACATCACCAACTTGTCGACGTTGAGCTGGAACTTGCCGGGCGAGGTCTTCACGATCGTACCATCGAGGGTCGACATGTCGAGGCGGTTCCCACCTTTGTCTACGAAGGACGCTCGGATCACAGACATCGAGAAGTCTTCTGCAACCCCGTCGGTGGTGAACTCGAAGGGTTCATCCAGGTCGACGTTGTTGAGGAACTCCAGAGGTTCGTCAAGAGTGGGAATGCTCATCCTACCGGCATGACAAGGCCAGCTGGGGCGGTCAACGAGGAAGTGTTACGCACCAGCTGGTCTTGGGTTTCGGGTCGGTCGGGCCTTTGAGAAAGCTTCAGCTTCTAGGGACAGTGTGAGGGTGGCCAGGATCTTCGTCGAAGCTGTTCACACTGTCTCATGTCAGGGTTCTCCGCGACAGACAGCCAGCGCGGCTGCCTGTTCCCTTTGGAAGTCGATCCGCTGACCCGTGCCGGCGATGTGCAGCTTGATCACTTCCAGAACATTAGGCGCTGCAGCCAGCGCGTCGTTGTTGTTGGCGAACACCGGAGGCTGAGGATCCTCGTCGCAGTAGACTGAGACCGGGACCTTCACCTCGATGGTGCGGACGATGGGCTCAGGCGGCGGTGTAGGGGTGCATGCTGCCAGGAACATGATCGGGATCAGGATCAGACGTTTCATCGCAGGTTCTCCTGGTGGATGCGGAAGGCTGCATCACAATCGCTTTCGCCGGGCCGGGCTTGCGCCTGGAGAAGACTTTGACGACGCTTCTCGGAAGCCGCCGTGCGCGCCCTCTCGGCTGCCAGCCGCTCGCGTCCCTGTGCATCGATCCTTGTCTTGTCGGCCTGGAGCTGCGCCACGGCGGCTGTCTGGGTGGACAGAGAGCTGGAAAGGGCGAGGCCATTGTTCTGGCAAGTATCGAGATCACGCACGAGAGTAGGTACACGGTCGGCCTCCTTCTGGGCTTGTCTGAGATCGTTCTTGGTCACGAGCAGACTTCCACCGAGGCCAATCGTCGTGGCCAGCAGGAGGGCGGTCGAGCCGCCGAGGATCATGGTGAGGTTCACTTCTTGCTCCACTTCGAGACCGCTCGCGCGATCTTCACATGGTACTGGTTCACTTCATAGGCCTTGCCGTTGTAGCCCCGGGCAAAATCTCGGGCACTGTCGTGGACGCCAGTGATCTTGCGCAGGGCCGGGGCCAGGCCGGAGTTCTGCACGAAGTTGACGAAGGCCATCAGGTGGGCCCGCGACCCGGTCTTCATGGCATTGACGAAGGCGTCGACCGTATCGAACCCGGCCAGCTTGTGGTTGAAGCCCATGATCTGGGCGGCACCCCACGATGCCGAACGCAGAGCTGCCGTCCGGTCCAGCGTCATGGCCTTGGCCAGTCGGGCGTACTCGCCCTGACCGCCGACGTAGAGGGCGCGGTTCCAGCTGGGCGAGGACAGATTTGGGTGATCTGCGCGGAAGCGCCCGCTGGTCTCGCGGTGGAAGATGTGCGCCTCGAACAGGATCTTGGGCAGATCCTTGCCGTCGATGAAGCCACCCGGGCCATCGGCCGCGAGGATCTCGCCACGCACATCGTTGAACCAGCCGTTGCCGGAGGCCTCGACCTCGAAGACGCCACGGATCTGGGCCACCGAGCAGCCCAGCTGCTTGGCCGCATCGGCGAAGTCCTGGGCCGTCAGCTCGAGGACCGGTAGGGTGTCCGAGAGCGACTCGTCGTTATCGGGAATACCCAGCGCGTCACAGGTCGCATCGATCGAGGTCACCTGGGTGAGGGTGAACTTGCGATTGGGCGTCGCTGCCCTCAGAAAGGTGAAAACCTCGACCCGGGTCATCAGTAAATGGCCTCTTCCTTGGAAGCGACGGGAACTGGGTCCGACGTGGGGTTCGTCACAAGGACCTCGATAGGCCCCGGCCCTACGACCGGGGGTGAGGCCGCGATGGTCTGCATCGCCTGCTTGAGGTTCTGGTTCTGAGCGATTTGGCTCTTGCGGGCCTCGGGGTCCATGCCGCCGAAGACCTTGCGATAGACGGGCCCGACCATGTTGCCGAACACGAAGCCGACGACCGTGCCGAGCAGGATCTCGTTCTCACCAGGGATCCGGCGGAAGGACAGGACCAATACGATCGCGGTGGCGAGGACCATCGTGCCCATCGCCAGCCAGAAGGCCATCATCCGTTCGTGCTTGTCGTCTTTCAGGTCATCAGAGGGAGTCAATTTTAGCCTCGATCCTGGACTGGCCTGCCTCGATGCCCCCCAGTTTGGTTTCGACCCGAGCCATACGGTCGGTACTGTCGATAATCATCTTATCGTAGATCACGACCTTCTCCTGGATCTCTGTGATGTTGGCATCGGCGCGAACGCCGAAGGCCAGCAGAGCCAGGATCGCAATGAGCACCGGCAACCACGTCGGGACGTAGTCGAGGACGGTCTTGCCGGGCATGATTGGAGGGGTCGAGTTCATGGTCTCTTAATGCACCGCAAGGGGTAGGAACCTATTACGCAGGTTTACGCAGAGCCTGGGGAGGCGTCGCACCAAACTGTCGCTCATACTCTTCGCGGATCTGGTGGATGAGCCAGCTGCTGGCTGATCGTCGGTCTTGCTCCGACAGAACAGCCAGCTTCTGAACGTCTTCCTCAGTGCCGTAGGCGGTGAGGGTTTTAGTTCTCACTTAACGGGAACCCGGCCGCCATGCGTTCGGCAGATGCCTTGGCATTGGCAATATTTTCGTGAGACCGGACGATGTTTGCGGCTTCCTGTTCTGCGACTTGCCCAGCCACCCGAAGGTTTCCGAGAATGGTTTCGAACTGAGCCCTTCGGTTTCCGCTCAACAGCGGGACCGACGTGTCGAGGATTGCGAGAGATTCCATGAACGCCGCAGTCGTCACGGCTCCCTGAATCGCGTTCAGGGCCGGGATTTCGGCGGCTTCATTTTCGAGGGTGAGCCGCTGGATTTCCGCTTCTCGTTCCAGCTTAAGGGTAAGGGGGGGTTTGGCCATATCTCTGTTTTCCTTGTTATTTCTTGTCCGCACCGGGGCGGGTGTCGCCACCGCTGTTGCCGCCAGTGCCATCACCCTTGTCGCGCTTCCGCATGGAAACGAACAAAACGATGACGGCAACAGCCGCGATGATCAGAAGCAAATAGACGGGTTCCATTTTTACGGTCCTTCTTTGTGGTAACGGGTGACGACTTCAATGTCGTCGCCAGTCGTGGCGGAGATTTGAGCGAACGAAGTGTCGGCCAGTTTGGTCGCTTCGTCAAAGACAAGCTGTGCCAGTTCAAGCGAGGCGTCCAACGTCTCGCTGTTGAGGCCTTCGATATCGACGACGGTGACGGTGTAGCTGGTCATTATGCGTTGCTTATCAGAGAGACTTGGACGACGCCAGTCGACGACTTCCCGGACCCATTGTCGAGGGCCCGCCAGCTAAAGTTAGCGTACCGGGCCTCGCCGTTGGGTACCGTGCCGATGAATGCCGTCGTGGCGCTTGACGACGCCGTCGGGTTGATCTCGTCGCCGCTGATCCTTATCCATTCGTAGGTCATGCCCCCGGTATTCCCGGTCGCTGTCAACGTCACGGTGTTTGATGTAACAGAGCCTGCCCCCGTGCGGAACCCTACACGGCTAAGGTTGCTCTGGCTGACGTTGAAGCCGCCCGGGGTGCCGACTTCGGAGCCCCCGAAGCGCCCGCCATTTGTCGTGTTATTTGACACGTAGACCCAGGCGTTGGCCTTCGTGGCGGAGCCCCGGGGGATCGAGTCTGGCCCGATCCACAGATACAGGGCTTCGGTGCCGCCTCCGATGTTGAGACCGCGATAGGCGACCCCGCCGCCGCCTACGGATAAAAACTCTTGGCCGTTATCCAGATTGATGTTGAAGGTGTTTGCCGCGTTTCGAATGCCACCGGCAACGATATCGCCGAGGTTGGCGTTGATCGCGGCAATGCTGGAAACGGTGATCTGTTCGGCCTTGATCGAGCCGTTCACGATCATTTCACCAGTGGCTTTTTTGATCGCCTTGACGTTCCAGAAGTACGAAAGACCGGCAGCGTTTCCGCCCAGACGCATGTAGCCTCGACCAGCGCCCGACGTGTTTTTGAACGTGCCCCTGACTTGCTGGAAGTTATTCGCGACGCTGGTACACAGGTTTCCTGAGACGTTTGACCCTTCTGAAACCAGCGTCAACGCAGCGCCGAAAACGCCGCCATTCGCGTCCGCGACCAGCATCTGAATCTGCCCGGCAAATGCCGCCTGGTTGAAGATGACGGCCTCGACGTAAACTTCCTCGTTCAGAGACCACGGGAAGCCATCTGTCTGGCCGTCCGGCCCGTCGAAAGAGCCGTTGTTCCCCGACGAAATCGTCAGTTCGGGGCCGTTTCCGCCGAAGCGGTTCAGCACCACGGCGCTACGGTTTGGCCAGCCGGTCGATTGCACGATGCTGATCGCGCCCACGCCGGATGTGATTTGGCGGGTCCAGCTTGTGAAGCCTTGCGAAAAGTCCCCGTTCTGAATCAGGTTGTCGAACGATCCGACTTTAAGCTGCTGCGTCGTGATGGAGTTTACGGCAATCCGGTCTCCGGTGATCGTCCCGGCCTGTATCCGGTCTCCGGTGATCGATCCCGCGACAATCTTGGTGGCGTCGATGGCGTTGGCAGAAATCTTCACGGCCGTGATTGCCCCGGCGGCGATGTTTCCGGCCACGATAGACCCGGTCTTGATGCTGTCCCCGTCGATGACGGTTCGGCCAAACGTGGGCGTGAAAAGGTTGCCTCCGTAGTAGCTGCAGACGATGATGTTATCGGCGTTCCGCGCCACAGCGACGTTTGACGTCACTTGAAGCGACGTCGCGCCCTTCGCCCAGTACAAGTAGTTGACGTCGCTGGTAAATCCGAGAATCGTTGAGGCAAAAATATGAGCCCCACCGGCGACGTCGAAGGCGATTGCCGTGCCGCTGTCATTGACATAGGCCACACGGCCATTCGTCCATGACAAGGTGTTGCCGTTCGTAGTGAAAAAGAACCGATCGAAGGTGACACCACGGTTTCCGATCGTCAGCCGGTTGGCGTCGATCGTGTTCGCAGCAATGGCCCCGCCCGCGATCGTGGTGGCGTCCGGACCAGACTGCCACGATGCCAGAGTGGCCCCAGCGCCTGTCAGGCGGATGAAGCCAGCGCCAAGAAGTGTCGTGTTTGCGGCGGCCCGGACCAGCGGGTTGTCGGCCCATGTCTGAATGGTGCCCAGAGTGGCCCCGCCGGGCCCTACCGTCAGCCCGGACGGCAGAGCCCCGGTCGTCGAAAGCCTGTCCGTCGTGATGGACCCCGCGACGATTTTGTCAGCGGTGATGGAGCCATCAACGATAAGCTGGCCATTGTTTTTCCGGCGCATCAACGGCGTCCAGAGGTAAGCCTCGCTGCCGTTCGCGGAACCTATGTGCGCCAGTCGTGGCCAGATAAATCCCGGGCCGGTCGTGTTCCTGAAGTAGCCGCTGAACTCGACGATTCCAGCCACCGGCGTCAGCCTGAGCGTGTTGCCGACGGCCGTTACGTTCGTTCCAGCGAAGGCTGGCAGGGAGGTGGCGAACGTCCGGGGCGGGTTGAAGTAAACCAGATCGAGAGACCACGACCCTGCTACCGTCTGGAACGCCCAGCCCGAAAAGTGGAACTCGTCACCCAGAACCGTCGGGATGCCATTGGCATTCGTCTCGTCAAATGACCGGGCTGCCAGAACGCAAGAAAGCTCGCCCGCCGTGCCGCCGCGCACAAGCCTAAGGCCGTATTGGCTAGGCCATGACGATGTTTCCGGTCCGGCTGCGCTGATCGTCGAGCCAGAAGGAGTGAGCTTGCGGGAGACGCCGTCGAGACCGTCGGTACCATCGAGTCCCACTTCGAACCGCTGGTTCGGCACAAGGTTCGAAGTGTCCGTGATGGCCAGCTTGCTGGCCGTGATGGCATTGGCCGCGATTTCCTGCGCTCGAATGGCTCCGGCGGCCACCTTGCCCACCGTGATGGCCCCGGCCAGGATTTTATCAGACTCGATCGCGTTCGTAGCGATTTTACCAGCGGTGATCGTCAGGGCCGCAATGTCGCCAGCCGCGATAGACCCGGCGGCGATCTTACCTGCCGTGATGGCACCGGCGCTTACCTTCTCCGCCGTGATCGCGCCTGTCGCAATGTCCCCGGCAACGATAGATCCGGCGGCGATCTTGCCTGCCGTGATGGCACCGGCGCTTACCTTCTCCGCCGTGATCGCGCCTGTCGCAATGTCCCCGGCAACGATAGATCCGGCTGCGATCTTACCTGCCGTGATGGCACCGGCGTCGATTTCAGTGGCCGTTACGGCACCGGCGGCGATTTTGCCTGCCGTGATGGCACCTGCAGCTATCGTGCCTGCCGTGATGGCCCCTGTGGCGATTTTAGGCGTACTGATCGCGCCGTCAGTTATCTGGGTGGAAGTAATCGCGCCCGTCAGCTTCGTCGCGTCGATTGCCGCGATCTGGGCATTCATCAGTTGACCGGAAATGGCAGTGGCGTTCACGGCCGCGATCTGGGCCGCCGTAAGCTGACCTGCGATGGCAGTGGCGTTCACGGCCGCGATCTGGGCCGCCGTAAGCTGGCCGGCCACTGCCGCTGCGTTGACGGATGCGATCTGGGCCGCCGTAAGCTGACCTGCGATGGCAGTGGCGTTCACGGCTGCGATCTGGGCCGCCGTAAGCTGGCCTGTGATCGACGTTGACGCGATGCTGGCGATCTGGGCATTCGTCAGTTGACCGGAAATGGCAGTGGCGTTCACGGCTGCGATCTGGGCCGCCGTAAGCTGGCCGGTCACTGCCGCTGCGTTGACGGATGCGATCTGGGCCGCCGCCAGCGTTCCGCTGATCTGCCCCGCTGGCGTGGCAGACACCCACTGGCCACCGAAGGCCCGGTAAAGAAGGCCGTCCGTCGTGTTGAGGTAGACTCGCCCTGTCGTGGGTGTGCCAGCGGCGGCGTTGCTGGCAAACAGTTCGACCGGCTGGATGCTGCTGGCAAAGTCGGTGACGCCGACCCGCGCCGTCGTTCCGCTAACCCCGGCTGTGAACCCGGACTCGACGTTGACGTAGGAAACGGCCTTGAGGAAAAACCACAGGGTGACGTTCGAGGCGACACCGGCCTTTGTCCAGCTATTGGCGAAGGCCGCGCGAGCCGGAACGCGGGCCTCTAATGTAGCTCCTGCCGTTGTGTTTGTCGGGCTTGAGTAAATGTCGATGAAGGCGACGTTGGTCGATGTGGGGGCCGCCCAGCGCAACGCGAACGTCGTGAGGCCCGGCGCGACGGTGAAAGCTGTTGGCGGTGTCGGTGCCGTCGTGTCTCCCGTGGCTGTCGTGCTGACGGTTGACGTCCATGCCGATCGATTTCCGAAGCCGTCGTATGAGCGCACGCGGGCTGCATACCCAAGACCAGCCCGGGCTTCGAACTGATCGCGGTTCGTGCCGCAAAGGCGAACGATCGGATTGCCACCGTTTTCGATGATTTCAAGTTCGTAGCCAGCCAGATCAGGTGCGACGACGCTGGTCCACGTAGCGACTATCAGGCTGATCGGCGCTCCGGTGGCATCTGTGACGACACTGGGCGTCAATGAAAGTCCGGCAGGCACGGGCGGTGGGGTCGTGTCGATCGCAGACCCGACGTCGGGGACCGTCCCTGTCTGGGAGGCTGTGAAGGCCGACAGGTTGCCAGAGGTGTCTTCGGATTTCAGCCAGAAGAACCGCGTGGTCTGGGCGGCGTAAGGGAGAAAGACCTGACCAGCCTCGCCGCGGACCACATTGATTGCGGTCACGGGGCCTGCGTCACCGCTGTTGTTGACGGTGTTCTCATAGATGCGGATCAAACGCAGGTCAGCATCGGCCGGCGCGGTCCACGAAAGCTTGAAGCCACCCAACTGGGCCAGGGCGGTGAAGTTCTGGGGCAGGCCGGGAGGGGTGGTATCGAGAGCAGGCGTGACGCTGCCGACGTTGACCCAAGTCGAGAAGTTGCTGACCCGGTCATAAGCGCGGACCCGCATCGTGTAGACCCGGCCGAAGATAGTCGGGAACTCATCGAAGGTGTTACCTGACAGTCGGATGAAGGTCTGCCCACCGTGGGTGACTTCGATCTGGTAGCCGGCCACGTCCGTCGAGACACTGGCCGTCCAGCTGACGACTGTCCGAGCGGTCGGGTTCCCAGCGGCGTCAATCCCAACGATGGTTGTGGCTGCAGGGTTGGTCGGAGCGACGGGAGGTGTGGTGTCGAGCTCACCAACCGGCACGACAGCCGGTGTCGAGAGGATAGGGTCCGACCAGTTCAGGCCAACCTTGCTGAAGCGGTCGTAGTAGGCCGCCTTCAGGGTCCGCTCTGTCTGTCCCGCCGCCGGGATGAAGAAGGAGGTCTGGTTCCCATCGATCAGCTCACCATCCACGTCCACCAGTGCGGCGACCACATCGCGCTCGGTGGTGACCGAGATCGTGACGTTGAAGCCTCCGACCACAGGCTCGACCAGCAGGGTCGGCTTGGCCGGCGCGGTGTTCTCGATGATGACGTGTTGCGGATCACTCTCGCTGCCAAAGTCGTCGAGCTTGGACACGCTGATACGAACGACCCGCTGAGGGACACCCGCGATCCCCACGAACTCGGCGTTCTCGTCGAACTCGAAGATGAACTCCGGGATCGGCACAGTCTTTTCGAGCTGCTTGGACCAGGTTGCGGTGGCTGGGTTGAAGGCTTGGCCACCAATCAGTCTCGAGACCTTGACCTTGTAGGCTGCGAAGTTCGGGTCGGGCTCACCATGTTCCCAGCGCACCATCGGGGAGATGCTCTCGAACTCAGGCGGGGCCGGCTCGTCGACCAGACGCAGGTTGGCGACCGGCGGCACAGTCCGATAGTCAGAGGTGACCTCGTGAACCAGCAGGGTCTTGCGCGACTGGCGGATGCCATCGTTGTGGATGTGGGCGAGGCGCACTGCGTGGACGCCGGAGGCCAGGTCCTGCAGCTCGTAGAACTCGGTCGAGCTGCGGGCGACCTCGACGAACTCCGCGCCATCGCGCGAGTATTCGATCAGGGTGTTGCGGGCAAACGGGTTGGTCGGACGGTCCCATTCGATGATCAAGCTGCGGCTCGTGATCCCACCGACGAGGGTGACGTGTGGGAACATGCGGGCGTTGGCGACTTCTGCGACCGGGCCGTTGAAGGACGAGAACTCATCGGCCGGCAGGAGTTCACCACTACCCTCGACGAAGGCCTGCTTGAAGCGGTTCAGCTCGAGACAGGTAATCTCCACCGCCTCGCTGTCACCGTCAGACGGGGTGATGGTCAGGATCTTGAACGCCTTGGGCAGAGCGATTGGCTCCGAAGTCGCGGCGTTGTAGCTCTCGAGGCTGAACTGGGCGAACTCGGGCAGGTCGGCCGGCAGGTTCTCGACGAAATCGATGACCTTGCGCGAGCCAGTCTGGCCGGGGACCAGCGTCATAGTCACCGTGCTGATCGGTGACGTGGCCCGGTTCAGGCTCATCTTGTAGAGAACGCCGGCCTCGAGGAAGACCGCGTCGCGCAGGCGGATCTGCTTGGCTCCGGTCACCTCGACGAGACGGCCTGAGACACCCCAACCCATGTCAGGATCGCACAGGCCGATGGTCTGGAACGGGAAGAGGAAGCGCCCGACCCGGTTCGTCTTGAACGTACAGGCCGTGTATTCCGTGAGGTTGGTGATCAGGCGCAGACGCGCAGAGGCCAGGCCCTCCGACAGGTTGGTCTTGCCGGTAGCCACGAACTCGAAGGGGATGCGGCCGAACTCGGCGATGTGGTCATCGTCCTTGACCACACGGAAGTCGGTGCCCCACTCCATCTGAGGGTTGATGAAGCCGAACTTGATCCAGTTCGCGCGGGTCTGGATGTCGGTGAAGCTGTAGACGAAGTCGCCGTCGATCACGCTCTCGGGCCCAAAGATCATGCTGATCGGCTCGGGCTTGTCGATCAGAACGTCGTAGACGCCATCGCCGTCGTCGATCAGTCGGCCACCGCAGGAGCCGGCCATGTAGTTGACCTGTTCACGGGCGGGGCGCGGCTGGTCCAGGACGTCGTTGTAGGTCCAGCGCGGGCGCGATCCGCCGCTGCCGTTCGGCACTGGCTCGTCGCACCATTGAGCCCAGGCGTAGAAGTTCGCCTCGTTGACGTCGTAGGGATACAGGCTGCTCAGCCCGTAACGCTCGTTCTTGATGAAGTCGCGGGTACACCAGGCCCCGTTGTCGGTCCACTCGTTCTTGAACAGACCGTCCCAGACGCCCGCGTAGGTCCGTGTGATCGGGTCGTAGTTGCTCGGGACCGCGATGATGCGGCCCTTGATGTCGCCTTCCAGCTCCGGCAGGCTGGTGAACTGGTCACTGGCCCGCGCGATGAGCTGCAGGATATGGGTGTTCGGGAAGGTCCGACCCTCGGCGAGGATCTCCTCGAAGCTCTCCCAGCCCACCTCGGAGGTGTTGGTGTTGTCGCCCTCTACGTTGCTGCTCTCGCGGCTGGTCTTGGTGACACGGATGTCGTAGGGGACAGCGATCCGCGCGACCGGGACGCGCACCTCACGGACGACCAGCGAGCTGATCTTCTGGGTGACAGACAGGACCCCGGCGGCCCCCGCCTGAAAGGGCTGTGAGTAGGCGCGGTTGGCGACCGACTGGATCAGACTCTGGACCCAGCTCGAGCCGTTGTATCGCAGAGGAGGTTGGTCGACAGGGGACCAGACGTCGCCGACGTTCGGATTAGGCGGCGGCGACGGTGAGTTCTTGTAGTAGCGGGTCGTGCCGGAGGACCAGAAAGTGCCGTTGTCCGTGGCGGGCACCAGCGTCCAACTGCCGTTGACGTAGGTATAAGGCCTCTGGTTGGCTGGGTTCACCCAGATGTTGGTCACACCGCCGCCGATGGGCGGGCCGGGTGAGACCTCGTTTCGCAGCAGGGTCTTGTCACCCTCGAATGTGACCACGCTGGCCAGCATCGTCAGATCGTTCTGGTCTGCTGTGCCACCCCCTCGGGTGACGTTCAGGTCACCATTGGGGCCCGTACCCCGGTCTTCATCAGGGTTCAGAGGGACAGGAGGGACGGTCGTCCAGGCGAGCGACCAGGTTTGGTCGGCCGGCAGCGAGGGCCGGGTCTCGATCCTGATCTGGAGGGTGTCGGCGTAGGTACCTTTCTTGTCCGTCCGCAGCAGCGCCTGGATCAGGAACCGCATGTCTATGTAGTCGATGTTGGTCAGCTGACCGGTGCGGATGATCGGGACGTTCTGGGCCAGGCTCGAGGCATTGGCCTGGGTGGGCGAGCCGAAGCCGCCCAGAACGGGTGTCACAGGGCTCGGGTTGGCGACCCCAGTGTATTCGCGCAGCTCGAAATCGGTGAAGTTCGGCTCACCGCTGGCGCTGACCATTGTGGTCCCGCCGACGCGCATCGACTTGGCACCTTCGGCGAGGCCGAAATTGTTACCTTCGCCCGCGCCGAGGATGACCTCAACAGTGTCCTCACTGCGGATCGTATCAGGGGTGTTCTTGTAATTCCCGCCCTTGAGGCCGCGCAGGAATGGGATGTCGGAAAGAGCCATCAGGGTCTATCCCTCGCCCGATTGTTACGCATCAATCTGAAGATTACGCACCGAGGTTTAAGACCCCGGTGCGTAGTTCCGAGCGTTGGTGTTGAAGCTGAGGAACTGGAAGCCAACCCGGCGGAACCCATAGATCACTCGGATCGTCGTGCCGATCGCGGTCGTCGACCCGGGCACTCCAAGATACTTGGACGCCTCCTGGTTGGCGTCGCTGCCGCCGAGACTTGGTTGAGGCATGATGAGTTGGGTCAAGCCACCGATCGCGGTGGATACACCGATCATGAAGAGACTGGTGACCACCATAGTGCCCAACGTGCCAGCCCCTGCTGCCATCGCGCCAAATGCAAGCCCCAGTGACATACCCGCCGTAAGTGGAGCGAGGACAAAAGCCGCGGCGATCAGGGTCGCTCCGATCAGGATCTGTGTGAAGCCACCGTTCTTGCCGCCGTTCAGCTGCGGATAGAGGTGGAGCTCGTCGACGGTGATGGGGTTATGGAAGTCTTCGATCTTATCGAAGCCCGCCACACGGACCCTCTTATAGCCCGCCGCTGTAGGCTTGAAGCCCGCCAGCTGGGTGGTCGCCAGCGTGATTGCGTCAAAGGCGCTCTCTGCCCAGACCTTGATGGTTTCAGCATGGATCTTCCTCAACGAGCCGTGGAGGTGGATCGAGATCAGGCGTTTCATGCGGGCACCGGGTGGTTGAGAACGACGCCTTGGTCAATCTTGTAGATGGCCACACCATCCGGGGCGATGATGAAGTGGATCAGCTCGTCGTTGGCAACATAGCTCTCGTAGTCCCCAACCGACAGGAGCTTGGTGCCCTCGGGGTGGGTGTGCCAAGTACCGATGGATTCGTCACAGTATTTGGCCAGGTCGCGGTCGCTGACGTCGAAGCCGTTCGCCGGGTCGTGACAGACGTTGCTGACCTCGACGATCTCGCCTCCAGTCAGTATGAAACCCACACGCTCCTGCTCACCCGGCAGGTGGCCCTGTAGCTGTGAAATCAAGTTCGGGGTGATCCATTGGGGGTCGGACATTTTCAGGCAACAGTCTCCACATGTCGACCTTCTGGACGACGGGTTTGTAGGCGACAGACTGGTGCCGGAGGACACCAACAGTCCTGGATCTCCAGAACCCCCCGCCAGAGTAGGGGTCAGTCTTCGAGAGCCCGCCCACCATGTGATGGAGCATCCGACCGTTGTCCAGCAGAACTCCTAGATGGTTGGCCACCGGGGAGTCATACGACATCATGATCAGATCGCCCGGGAGGTAGTCCCGGGGGTGACAGTCCAGAGATCTGAAGCCCTCGCGGTAGTAGAGCTGGCTGTAGAGATCGAGCCCCCTGTTCCACCACTCGTGCGGACAGGCATAGTCACTCAGCTCGATCTGGAAGTTGTCCCGGTAGAAGTCTCGGACCAACGTGTAGCAGTGGGCCTCTGTCCAGCTGAACTGCCGGCCTTCGAGATGTTCATATTTCAGCATCAGAACCGAATTGTCGGGAAGTCGGGTGGGGCGTAGACGCGCGTCGGGGTGTTGAGGTTGGGCGTATCGATCGGCGAGCGTAGCTGAACATCCAGCGATCGGCTAGTGCAACTCTGGATCTGGCCGATGACCCAGACCCGTTTCTTGAAAATGTTGCTATTGTTCAGGAGGTGCGTCTGGAGCACCCGGCGTCGAATGACCGTGGCCAACTCGAACCGGCCCTCGTGGGCCCAAGGCCCGAAGATTTTCTTGGGGTTGAAGACACGCAGGCTGGGACGGGCGTTCTGATCGTCCGCGGTGTCCTCCTCGCCGGTCATCATGATCGGCAGGCCCTCATAATCGTTGCCCTGCCAGGTGCAGTTGGGACCGTTGCGCAGGAATGCTTTGCTCCCGTCACGCAGAGTGATCTCCCACAGGCTTACCTCACGGTCGCCTGTGAGCTTGAGAGCGTCTTCGATCTGTTCGACTGGGTCATTCATTCAGGTTGCTCGATCAGACGGATGTCGAAGGCTTCGGTCGGGATCATGTCGTTCACATTCCGGTTGCCGCCCAGCGGGGCCGGGATCTGGAAAGCCTGTGCAAAACGAACGACCATCGGGCCGAAGACATAGTGGTTGTAGATGAACTTCTCGTGCAGCAGATGCTCGTCGTAGAAGTCGTCGATGCACCAGACCGACCTCTTCTTCAGGGCGTCGAGACGCGCCTGATTGGCCGGGTTCGCGTTTGTGTGGTCTGCCCTGAGCCAAAGCCCGGTGAAGGGGTTCTTGATGTAGAGCAGGGTCGAGAACTTGAGAGTCAGCATCCGCTGGAGCGGACGGTCAGGCTCGGAAGCATGCGACCACCCACGACCGAAGACCACCTGGTCGCCGGCCGGCCAGCTGTGGGTCGTGTAGTGATCGGGGAAGTCGAAGGTCTTGTACGGCATCAGCCACCCACCGCCACTTGCTTGACCAGCCGCTTCAGCTCGCCGTTTGTCATGCTCTCTCCGACCATCAGAACGATGTCCTTCTTGCTCGGGGGAGGCACCTGACCAGGGGTTGCCAACCAGACGTTCACCTGATCCGGCTCGCGAGGAGTCATCATCGGAACCTTGGAGGTAGCCTCGGACAGGCGACGGTTACCCAGCGCGTTCATTTCCAGTAGCTTGTCCTTGCCGATGAAGTCCACTGCGCTCTTACGCATGGTGATCTCACCGGGCTCAAGCAGGCCGTGGACGCTATCACGACCAGCTTGGCCCGTCCCGCCGCCGAGGGCGAACCGCTTGGGCGTCCCCGGGGTCATGCCACCGTGCTTGCGGTTGAGCATGGACATGCCTTGGGCGTCCATGTTGAACCCGGGGGCGCTGGGCATCATAGACCCCATGACCGTCCTCACGATCCACTGCATGATCCAGTTGGTCGCGATCTTGGCGGCGGTCTGTTGCATCTCCTTCAGGATGCCCCCGAGCAAGTTCGAGAACAGGCCCTGAATCGTCAGGGTGCCATCCCCCAGCTGCATGATGGAGTCGTTGATCCCTTGGGTCAGAGCATCGAAGGACCCCTGGATCCCTTGGCTGATGGTCTGGCTCATGCCGGCCATGATGCCTGAGGCGTTCTTGAACTTGGCGATGACGTCGTCGAGCGCACTCTTCGGGTCAGTCATCCAGTCACGGCCAGCGGCGGTCGCGGTGGCCGCGCCGGGTGCCAGCGGTACGAGAGGTTTCGTCGCATTCACGTTTAGTTGCGAGACCCCCATTTGGACCTGTGCTGCGTTCTTCGACTGTTTAGCAGCGCCCAGCCCTTCGGTGGCCGTCGCCAAACGGATGCGGGCCTGAGAAAGCGCAGCCTCATCCTGTGCTGCCACGACAGCCAGGGTTGCGTTCGCCAGCTCCTGCTCGGCCAAGGCAAGCGCCACCACGGAGTCGGTATAGATGACCTGGTTGGCCAGCAGCTCACGCTGGGCTGCGAGATACTCCTCAAGCTGTTGGCGCTGCTCAAGCATGAAGACTGTCGTTTCAGAGGTGCCAGCCGTGGCTCCAGCCACCGCCAACTCACGGTTCACAAAAGCTAGGCTCTCCTCAGTGATCCGGTTCTGGACCTCACGATAGGACTCGTAGGCCTTGTCGAGGTCATCAGCGCCCTTCAGCATCACCTGGATCTGGGCGCTGACGATCTCGTCTTCGTAACCTTCGGTGCCAACTCGCTCTGAGTTCTTGGGGTCATCCGCAATCAGCTTCGCCGCGTTGATAAAGTTCTGCTGGACCAAGGCGCGCACCTCAGAAACCACGGTATCGAGTACGGCAGTTTCGTCTCCACCATCCCTGAGGCCGTCGATGAGAGCTTTGATCCGAGCGTTATTCGTTCTGGTCTCTCCAAGCATACGCGTGCGCTCTGGCTTGAACTTCAGGTCCCGAAGTACCGCAGTGGCCGCCCGGTCGTCGGCCATCTGTTGGTTGTCGGCTTCGGCCGCAGCGTTCGAGATCCTGAGCTGGCGCAGACGATCGAAGTCAGCACGACCCTGCGAGCCGCCGCCGGGGGTGCCGCGGTAGCCCTCGGGGTTGATGAGGACGCCGTCAGCATTGCGAACCTCGTAGTGGAGGTGCGAGCCAGTCGAGCTGCCTCGGCCAGGGTCGTTGGCCCCGCCGCCCATTTCGCCGATGACCTGACCACGCTCGACCCGGCCCTCGTTGGCGACGTTGACCTTACGAAGGTGGGCGTAGAGCGACTTGGTGCCGTCGTCGTTGGTGACTTCGATGTAGTTGCCATAGCCGCGTGGGTCGCTCTTGACCCGGGCAATCCCCGAAGCTGCAGCCCTAATGCTGTCACCCGACTCACCGTCGATGTCGATACCGTCGTGCATCCTCCTCACACCAGTCACGGGGTGGGGACGCATACCTCTGACAGAGGTGGTCGGTCCATCGTGTGGACGAATGTGTGTTGAGTCCTCGTCGTAGTAGCTCTCGTTCTGCAGGCTGGCCTCGGCCTGCTCTACCGAACGGCGGCGCAGCTCCGTCATGGCAGCACGGTAGCGCCCCTCGGCGAGGAACCACTCTTCCTCGTTCCTTGCACTCAGCCGGTCCTGCTGGGCACGGTCCCTCGCCAGTTCGATTTGCTCCTGTTCGAGGTTTGCGAGATCCGAGCGGACAGCCTGGCCGGCATCGCGGTCAGCCGTGGTGTTGGCCAGAGCGTCGCTGGTCTTGGCCTCATTCTCTGCTCTCTCACGGATGAGGGCAAACTTCGTGATGATCATTTCGTTGACCGTTGTGTCGATCAGCGTCGTCATCTCTTCGAGGAAGGTATCCCGTACCGCAGCGGGCAGGGTTCTTGCTACAACCTGAGCCCTTTCGCGAAGCTCAAGACCACTGGTCCGAGCGTCTGCTTCAATGATGTCCGCTTGGCGGACCTTCTCGGCCGAGGAGGCGGTTGAGGAAGTCACGCCCTGGACACGCGCAGCATACTTCGTGCGGATGTTTAGAGGTACCGAACGGGAGAAGTTATAGGCCGAGGTGGTCTCATCGCCCATAGCGGTGCGGTACGCAGCATTATCAGCCTCAGACAAAGCATTGGTACGAGCGGTCACGACCTGGTTCAGTGCAGCCAAAGCTTCACCAAGGCCCACAATGAGGTTCGAGATTAGGCCTAGACGAGCTTGGTCTCGAGCCTTCTGATCAGGGTCAGTACTCCTATCGATCCTACCTTGGATCGTACCCGAAGCCGTTGTCAGAGACTGGATATCCCGAACCGTCTGGCCTCTAATACTTTCCGTCAGTGGCGTACGGTTCTCGATGATGTCTGCAGCTCGTGTAACTGCACCCCCCATACCCCTTGTGGCATCGGGGCCCGCGACGTTGCGGTAATTTTTGAGAGCATCCCGGGCGGCTTCGCGGGCTGTATCGGACACACCACCCCTCTCAAGGTTACGTTTCTCGAGCTCATCCGCTTCGAGACGCATCTTGGCTGCCAGAGCGAAAAGCTGCGCACCAAACTCCTGGTTCAGAGAGTCCTACAGACCCTCGAGGGCTTGGATCATACCCTCGACACTCTGAGTGCTCTTGTTCACCTCGAGGCCAAGAGACTCGAAGCGCATACGAGTCTGGGCGAGTGTCCGATCGCGCATCTTCGAATCTTCGGTCAGAACACCGAACTGGCGGTTCAGTTTAACAACCGCTCCGTCGAGAGCCTGCGTCACCTGCCGGTTGGTCTGCATCCTCGAGCTGATATCGTTGATCTCACCCTTGAGCTCATCGGCGGTGTCCTTCGCCTCGCCCATGCTCTTGGTCCAGGCCCAGATCCCGGCTGCCACCGCGGCGATCCCGCTGATCCAGCCGATTATGGGGATCGCCGTGAAGGAGATGCCGAGGATCGTGACAGCACCAGCTGCGCCCGTTGCTGCAACTCCAAGACCTCCAAATGTCGTGATCATCCCAGCGATAGCCACGGTAGCCATCGCCAGTCGGGTGACGGCCAGTGCGCCAAACAAGGTGATCAAACCGGTTGTCACCGCTGCGGTGACATTGGGGAACTGGTTCAGGACCTTGAGAAGGTCCGCGCCTACGTCGAGGAAGACCTTCACTGCTGCAATCACGGGCGCAAAGCCATCTTTGGCAACAGATTGAGCAACGTTGACGAACGAGGTCCACTTGGCAGAGACCGTGTTCATCTGGATCGCACTGGCGGCTGCGGCCGCGTTGGTGCCGTAGAGGTCCTCTTGAAGGCTGTCGAGCACACCGAGGTTGTTCGAGATAGCGGCGAAGGAAGCCGCGGCGCGGATCTCGAATGCGCCCATTGCGTCCGCGCTGGTGAAGCCAGCGGCTTTCAGGTTGTGGAGGACCTGGGTCAGGCCCAAGGTGCGGAGGTTGACGTCTTCCATCGAGATCCCGAGGCGCTCCATCGTCGCCACGGCCTTCTCATTTGGGTTCTGCAGGTCGACGAGCAGAGCCCGCAGGCCGGTACCGATCGTGGAGCCAGAGCGGATACCGGCCTGGGCTAGGGCACCCATAGCCGCTGTCAGCTCGACGAAGTCCACGCCTGCGTCGACGGCCACGTTACCTGCATACTGGATGCCGAGCTGCATCTGGTCCATGCCCAGCTTGGTCTTGTTCAGTGCGGCCGTCAGGATGTCTGCGACGTTGCCCATCTCGCTGGTGCTGTAGCCCCAGATGTTGGAGACAGATGTGACGACGTCCGCGGCCTGTTTCAGTTCTGTGCCGGCGGCGGTGGCCAGCTCGGCCACGGACTTCAGAGCTGGTCCAGCGTCTCGGGCCGAGAGGCCAGCCTGAGCAAGCAGGGTCGCCGTGTCGATGATCTCGAGGTTGGTGTATTTCGAGTTGGTTCCCAGCTGCTCCATTGTCTGCGCCATAACGGCTGTCTCGACGTTGGAAGCCGCGGCGATGGCTTGGAACTTGGCTAGTGCGGTCTCGCCCTGAATAACGTAGGTCACCATGTTCTGGGCCGCCCCCTGGATCGCTCCGAAGGCGGCGTAGTTCCCCATGAGCTCCGCTTGGATGCCCATGAGCTCACCGGGGTTCTGGCGGATGTTCTGCAGACGTGACTTGGTCTCGCCCCTGGCGTCTTGTGTTCTCTTGGCCCGCTCCGAGCTGATCCGCGCCTCGATTCCGTGGATCTTGGAGAGTTGGTCGGCTTCCTGACGTAGGCGGATCAGCTCCTGATCCAGCAGGTTGATCTGGACACGGTCTTCAGCCGTGCCGGTTTGCTTCAAACGAAGGATCTGGGCCTCGATCTTGAGTTTTGCTTCCTCGTTCTTCAGGAAATTATTGGCCGCGACACCGGGGTCGTTTCGGCGGGCGCGAAGATCTGCTGTCCGCTTGACGAGGTCATACTCACGGTTGGCCGCTTCGGCCTCAGCGCGTTGGGCATTCGCTCGGGCTGTCGCGACGCGACGAACCCGGCTGATCTCTTGGTTCTCGGCTTCGGCCGACGCGCGCATGAAGTCCTGAGCAGAGTTCTTCTCCGCCTGTACGAGCTCCCTGCGAGCCTGAGCTACCCGGCTAACACGTGTGACCTCACGGTTCTCGAGGTCTGCCTCCCGGCGCATCATGACCTGGGCGGCACGGGTGTGCGCACGGATCCGATCGAACTCGCGGTTGGCCGCTTCGGCCTCTGCCATCATCACCTGGTTGGCGATCTGCAGCTGCTTGGTCGCCATGCGCTCACGCAGCACGGCCGCCCGGGCCATGATGTCTGCGTCCTTGCTGTGGAGATCCAACAGCTGCTGCGAGAACTTGAGTTCCGTCTGAAGACTGGTGATCGCTGCCGCGTCGAGACGGATCTCCCCTGCCTTCTTCTTGGAGATTTGATCTTGGATCAGGGCTGTGCGCTGCTCGAGCTCGAGGACCTGTTTGGCGTCACTCACGGTCTGGCGGTTCTTCGACGAGAGCTCCTTACCGAGGGTCTTCGTGAAGTTCTGATTGTATTTCTGAACTACCGCTGAGATGTCCTCGTAGGATTTGATCAGCTCTTTGAGCTTGGCCTGCTCTTGGGTCAGGGCCGTGGTCCGGTTTTTCTTTTGAAGTCCTTTGCTGTTTAGTAGATCCTCGACAGCAATCAGGCGCATCTTGGCGGCAGCCAGTTCGTTGGCCGCCTTCGTGGAGAAGCGGTCATCCGCAGCAGCCTGTTTCAACTGCGCCTTGGCCCGGTTCGACCGGGCTGCGGTAAGTTCCGCGCTTACGCCCGGCCCTGATTTTATAACGTCCGCCCTCTCACGAAGATTTTTGATCTCCCTGGAGGTCTTGTTGATCAGCTCCGCGTTTTTCCGCTTGTTGTTGTTTAGCTGGTCAAAGACCTCCTGGAGGCGCTTGATCTCGGCTTCGATATCCAAGACGGTCCCGGCTAGGGCGCGGGTGACTTGCCGGCGGTACTTATCGATCTCGCCGACACGGGTCGACATCTCGCCAGCGATATCGCTCTTGCTTCGGGCACCTCCCATCTGAGGGAGTGCGCCCTGGCCTTGAAGATTGTTCTGAGCTTGTTTGAAGCTCGAGACCATCTTGTTGTAGTTGCGGACAGCCTTCATGGTGGATGCATCAACTGCGTCCACCATCTTCTGCATCGTACCAAGTTCACTATTGAACTTCCGAGAGAACTCAGCAAGCTCCGCTGCCGCCGACTTCATGTTGGCGGTAGCGGTATACTCGGTATGGACTGTGTTCTTCTCGTCAGCCATTTTGTGCGGCACTCATAAAGGACATCAGTCCTTGGGTTAATTCCCCGGCGCTCTGAGGCTTGTTCTCAGGGGTCGAGCCTTTGGAACCACCTAGGACCATCGAGACTGCCAACGTGATCGCCTCCATCTGCTGCGTCGCGTTGGCCTGTGCCTCTTGGATCCTGATCTTCAGGTGGGTGCGGAGGTCGCGGTAGGTGACTTTCCAGTAGAGACTTCTGAGGTCAGAGTACTGAAGTCCATAGGACCAGCAGACGGTTTCTTCGAAAGAGAGTCCCTCAAGCCAGGCAAGGACGACAGTAGGGCTTCGATTTGTTCCCCGCTCATTTCGCCCAGCTTCATCAGGTTGCTGAGCTTGATCAGAAAAAAACGAATGACGTGCTCCATCGCCCACTTCACGAGACGGATCGCCTCTTCCTGTGACATGTCGAAGTCGTCGAGGTTGAAACCTCCCTCAGGGTTGATCACCTTGCCGACTTCGTTGCGGGGGATCATGAGGATCTCGAGAGCCAGGTCGAACAGACCTTGCTCCTGGAAAACAGCTTGAGGGTCGGTCTCGTTGGGGAAGGTTCGGGCCAGCTCGCGGAGCAGGGCGAACTTCATGCTGAACTCGCGGTCCTCACCGTTGATCAGGATCGTGATCTCGGTTTCCAGGTCGGGGGTCTTGGACTCTTCGGTCATGGGTCTCTCAAATGCAAAATGGCCACCCGCTTGTCACGGGTGGCCACGTTTGCGTCCATCGCAATCTTAAGAGCCGAGCCCTTACTGGGGCAGGATCTTGAAGACCTCGCCCACACCGAACGAGCTGTAAAGCGTGTCCTCGGGGGTGAGGGGGTAGGGCATGAACTCGAACGGGAGGTTCGAGAAGTCCGAAGAGCCCAGCGAGACGTCGAAACCTCGGGCAATACGAACCTTCGGGAAGAGGATCGGCACAGGACGCTTGTCCTTGGGCATGATCACCGCGGCCTTGACCGAGACGAAGGCGTTCTGACCACCGACTGCGCCGATCGAACGAGCACGGAAGATGCGGGTCGTGGCGACGGCGTAGCTGATGCCGGTGGGGACAGCGCGGTCGATCGTCAGGGTGTCGGTCGTCTTGGCGGTCACCCTCGCAGCGAAGATATAATCTTCGGCCTGCTGCATGATCACCCAGTCACCGACGACGAAGCCGCTGCCGGCACCAACGGCGAGAGGGACCGAGACGGCTGCAGCCACGACGTTGCTGGCCAGCATGAACGGTCCAGGGGTCAGATTGGCATCAAACTCAGCGCCCGAGCCGTCGAGACCCAAACCATAGGCCAGGTTCCGTGCGGTATACTCGTAGACTTCGCAGCTCGCCATTGGGCTAAACTGGTTTTGGACCGAGAAGATCGGCGTCTGCGAGATACCTTGCGTCAGGTCGACGTTGCCGGTTTCGACACGGATGGCCAGGTTTTTGGTCAGACCCAGGCCGTGCTTGTCGGGCATCAGATCGAAGACATCGGCCATTGCGCCGACCATGATGGTCGCGTCGCCGATCATGAACTGGTTGGTTTTGGCATTAGCGGCCATGTGGAGTCCTCGCTCTAAGGGGTGGTTCCCAAAACTCGTGATGGACTTGTCACTGTGTCAGAGAGACAAGTCTATTACCCATATTTACGCGAGGCCCCATGTCGACCGAGAGTAGAACAGAACGGATCACCGTGCGGTGGCCTGTTGCCGTCCACGATATGATCCAGCAACGGGCCCGGGCTAGGATGAGGTCTGTTTCCTCAGAAGTTCGAGAGCTTCTCACCTTCGCACGAAATGGTGTGGACCCCCAGCAGATGGTCTCAGTGGGACCATATGGAGCATCGAAATCTACGTCGGTTTCGATCACTCCCCGGCTTCGACACTGGCTGACCAGCCGGGCGCAGTATAACGACCGTTCGGTTCAGGTTGAGCTCGTCTCTCTCGTCAGTCTTGCCCTCGAAGAGATCATGGAGCGTGATCTCAGTACGCTGTCTGAGATCCTTGTTGAGGATCCAGAAGAGCATGAACCTGCACAAACCTGAACGGACGGGTCTCGACCCGGTGGGTGGGTAGCATCACGGTCCCGGGGATCACCTGGATCCAGCTCTTCTCGTCAGCCGAGTCCGCGTCGTAATAGATCATCTGGGCTCCTGAGTGGAACCGGTTGAAGACCCAGTTCACCATGTCGCGCAGACGGAACAGATTGTCGTCGCTGACCGTCGACACAGCCAGGATGAAGTGAATAGACCAGATCTTCTCTTCCTCCTCGGAGATTGAGAACTGGGTGACACCGATGATGTCGGTGTTAGGTAGATCCCCATCCTTGAGCTCGACCCGGGCATCGATCTCGACATAGGTCAGCTCCCTGCAGATGCCTTCTTCCAGCATCTGGTCTTGCAGTTCTGTGACCAGTTTGATCACAGACGCCTCGGAGTTCTTCAGGATGTTGTTCATTTTCGAGCCTTCGAGGAGTCAGCGATGGCTTTCGCCAGTGCCATAGGGATGCGATGCATCATCCAGAACTGTGTAACGGGTCCGAACATGGGACGGAACCTCAAAACACTCCTCCCACCCTCTGCCATGTAGGGGCCGCGGAGTTTCTTGCTGATCTCAGTTGGGAAAAAGCCAGACTGCTCGAGCCGGGCTGAGGGGTCGACTGCATCCCATTTGCCATTCAGCAGACCGGGAAAGAGGGAGCGGTTTGCCTGTGGGAAAATCTTCACGTCGATCGTCTTCAGCAGAACGATCCGGTCGGGTACGTCGGACAGCTTCTTGGCCAATGCCTTCTTGTTTTTCGTGAGGTCCTGGCCAACCACCTGGACGCCACCAAGGCTATCCGGGTAGCTCTGTTTCATGCTGAGAATAGCCTGAGCGAGGTGCCCCTCATCTCGGAAGAACCTCTTGTCCTTCTTCGACTTGAGGGTTCCACGCCTGAGGCCGCGCCAGCTGACCACCCCAGTTACAGGTCGACCACCGCCTTTGGCGTATACGCGCTTGCCCTTGACGTCTACGCTTGGCAGCATCCCGGGGGTTGTGTGTCTGAATGCGTCGATACCCGAGTCTGTGCCCTGGATGTTCAGGAGCCAGCGTGAGATGAAGGTTACCAGCTGGGCTGCCTCGCGCTTGCCAGCGTTCTTCATCGCCGTGACCATGACCTTCTGGTCACCCTCCGGCTGGCGGCTGACCTCTCTTTCGAGGACACTGCTGATCAGAAGCTCAGAAATCTCACGGTTCAGCCGGCTATGTGCAGCTCGGGCAAGGACCGGGTTCGAGGATCGGTTCGAGAAAGTGTCTTTCACCCCTCGGCCCTTGATTGTTTCGTAGTCTGTGATCCTGGCCACACCTCCGACCGTAACGAACGTCTTGAGCCGGCTCATCAGGTGTACTCGAGAATGAACAGCCCCAGATCCTCGGTGACGCGGGTGACCAGCTCGTTGTTGACGATGTCCTTGGGCTGGACGGGGGAGTTGGTGACCAGCGTCACTTTCTCTGTTCGCAGCTTCAGGCCTGGATCTGTGAACAGGCGGCGATCGTGCTCCACGGCGGCGTAGATGGTCCCGAGATCCTCAGGCCTGCTGCCGCTGTTCTTGACCAGACCGGTCAGGTCGTCCGTGGTCGGCTTCATGCGCTTCCACGTCAGTTCACGCTCGATCAGGAAGAGCTTCCAGCTCCGGTAGTCGTCTTCGGCCGCATAGTGCTCCCCGACGATGTAGCGCGGGCCGCCCGGGCGGGCGCGGAACACGGACCCGGCCCCGATGATGACCTCGCCTCGGGTGCGAAGGATGACGCGCGAGGATGAGAACTCGAACGGTGAGCCCTGCTGATCCGACGCTGGCATGATGGTGCCTCGGAAGGCCGAGCCCTCCAGCGTACGCATCTCTGTGAGGAAGCGATCCCCAACGCCAGCGAAAGATCGCATGTCAGACTCCGGTGATCGGGTCCGGTGAGATCGGTACCACGAGGAAAAGGGTCGGGTCGGAAGAGAGTGTCGTCACCACCAGGCCCAGGGCCTCACCATAGTCGGCGAGGGCCCGCATTTCCAGCAGCCCGAGGTCGACCTTCGGCCGCGTGGCCGAGAAGACGCCGTTGCTCTCGCTCTGGCTCAGCCGCAGAGGCAGCCCGGGGAGCTGCTTCAGGACCGCCCGGGCGAGGATCATTCGGTTGGCCTGGCGCTGTAGGCTGTCCCCTCCGGCCAGCGCGGCTGTCAGGACGGTTTCAGTAGCCTCCTGCTCCACGTCGAGGTAGGCGTCGGTGATGTCGATGACGTCGTCGGGCAGCTCGCCGCTGTCGACACCAATGTAGCCTCTCACGTCGTCCGCGGTGACCGTGGTGTTGAGCCAGGTGGTCAGACGGTAGGAGAGCTTGGCGTTCATCGGGCGGCCGGTCTTGGTCCACTCCACGATGACGGTTCGGTTCTGGAAACGGTTCAGACCGATTTCGTTGGCCACGGCCGGCACGATGACGGACGCCTCGGTGGAGGCGGTCGCCATCGTGACCGGCTCGCGGTTGACCAGGACTGCCCCACCATTGCCGCGCACGGTGAGTCTGACCGATCCCGCGTCGGGGATCAGTGGCTCACCGTGCTGCCGCAGAGGAACCTGCAGCAGCACGTCTTCGTCGGCGAGGAAAGTCTTCACGATCAGCCCTTCTGGAGCTCGATGTCAGTCGACGGGTTCTCCGCCAGAGTGCCCGGCTTGGCGGGTGGCACTGCGTCGGACGCGGTGAAGCCTTCCTTGCCACGGTTCGCGGCGTCGGCGGCAGCCTTTTTGTCCTCATCGGCCTTTTTCTCGGCAGCGAGACGAGCCTTGCGGTCGGAGGCGTTTTCCTTCTTCGGCTTCTGATCTTCGATACCCTTCAGCTCGGACAGGTAGATCTCGACGGCGGCTTCGACATCACCGTCACACTCGGCGAGAGTGGCGGCGAAGTCTTCGTCGCTGGCGGTGTCGGGCAGGTCGTCGGCGTGGACGGCCAGGCCTGAGACTTCGGACTGGATCTTCAGCTCGATGTAGGTGCTCTTGGCCACCACGGCTGGGCGGTCGAATGGAACACGGTCGGAGCCATCCATCATGGAGCCCGCCAGTTGGTAGGCTCCCTTGGTCTCAACGATCATCTTGGTCATGGGATCTCTCTTATGAAAATGGCCCGCCCCCATTCCCGGAGGCGGGCCATCATTTCAGGGCTTGATGCCGGGTTTAGCCGGCGGCGGTGAAGTTGTAGATCGAGCGGGTGTCGCCGAAGACCAGGCGGAAGCCCGAGTTCTCGGTTTTCACATACTGGATCTTCTGGACGAGGATCGCACGTTGGCTCTCCTCGATCAGCGAGCCGGTCTCGACCGTCTGCTCCAGGGTGTCCGACTTCGAGTAGCCCAGCAGCTGCCCATCGGGCATCGTGGACGACAGAGCGAAGTTGACCGCGCCGTTCAGCAGCGGAACGCCACCAAGGTTGAAGCCCTGACCAGCCAGCTCATCCTTGGCGGAGTGATCGCCCGAGATGTTCATGGTCCACAGCATCAGCCACTGGACGTAGGTGTTCCAGTTGCCGACGACGGTATCGATCGGGATACCCTCTTGGGCGCGCGACACCAGCCACTTGAGCAGGTGCTTGCGGCTGATGGTGCCCGCTTCGGTGTTGGCGGCGACGCCTGCACCCGTGAACGAAGCCTGCGTCACGACCGGAGCCGCGGCGTAGTTCGTGTCACCATCGATCAGGACCTTGGTGGCGATGGCCACCTTGGAGATGTCGACTTCGCGGTTCACGCGCATGGCGTACGGCGTCAGCAGATCCAGCGAGGCACGACGAGCGAACTCGTAGGTGACCTCGTAACCCGATCCGAACTTGTAGAACCGGGTTGTCTTCTGGGTCGTGCGGATGCTGTACATCGGCACGGGAGCGCCTTCAGCCACAGCCGCGACGGCCTCGCGGTAGTCTTCCTTGCGATCGTCGATGACGGTCGTCAGGATTTCAGGCTGCGGAACCTGGCGGGTCTGAGAGACCAGCTGGTCGACGTTCTCGACCGAGAACTGACGGTACTTCCAGCGCACCATGTCGTCGATGACCTCGGGGAAGAGGGCACGAGTACCGGCGTGGGTCTGGAAGGTGTCGTTCGCGGCGCGAAGACGGATGCCAGCTTCGAGGTCGTCACGAACAGGCAGGTTCAGGTAGGCGAGAGAGGCTTCGTAGCCTGTCAGGAACCCACCGTCGCCGGTCTGGAATTGACGGTTGTTCTCCTCGAGGCGAGGGTCAATCGCCAGCGTGAGGAACTCACGCGGGGTCAGACCTTCTTCGCCGGCCGAGCGCAGCAGGTTTTGGCCTGCAGCGATCGAGACTTGCTGGTCTGTGGAACGCAGGTCCCCCAGCACAGCAGTCAGAGACTGCTTCTTGATGGTGTTGAGGCTCATGACCTATCGCTCCTTACGCGAGGGTGTAGCAAACAGCGAAGCCGGCTTCGACTTGCACTGCGTACAGGTTGGACGGACGCACGGTCGTGGCATCCGCAATTTGGGCTGCGACCGAGCCGGCGGTAGCCGAGCCGACCAAGAAGCTGCCAACGGCGACGGTACCAGTCGTGGGCAGTTTGATGCCCATGACGTGGAGCTTGGCGTTGCCGACGAGGGTGCCTTCGTTCTCACGGTTCTCGACGACTTCGAGGCGGCCGTAGACGATGTCGCCTGCGCCAGCGAGCTTGTACTTGCAAGGGCCTGACGTATCGAGCGTCAGGGCCTTGCCCTCGTCAGCCCGGGTAATTCCGGCGGCGAGGTTGACGGTGCGGTTCAGAAGGTCGGTGGTGTAACCGAAGCCACCCATCTTCACGGTTTGTGCAGGTTCGGCCATGATGGCTCCTCCGGTTTCAGTTCAAAAGTGAGCGATTAAGCCCGGCGACGGAAGGCCGAGGACGAGGCGGATGCCGGGGCATCTTCAACGTCATCGACTTTGGCGGTGCTGGCACCACCGACCGGGATCATGCTCAGCATGGTTCCGGTCTTGGTGATCTCAGCGATCTGTGCCTCGACGTCGTCAGGGACGGTCGGGGTCTGGTTGCCCGAGGCGATCATCGCCTTGGTCGCTGCGTCCTTGATGAAAGCAAGAACGGCAGCAGAAGGGGCGGCGGTGGCCACGGCCTCGGCCTGGGCGGCGACAGCAACGTCGCGCTCTGCGGTGAGGGTGACGATCGTGGCGTCACGCTCAGCGACCAGAGCGGTCGAAGCGTTCAGGTTGGCGGTCAGGGTGATCTCGGAGGCCTTGACGGTCGAGAGATCAGCCACGAGTGCATTGAGGTCCATGTCGGGTTGTCCTTGGGTGGGGTTGAAGTTGGCGACCAACATGGCCGGTGCCAGGCCAGAGGCGGCCAGACGTTGGAAGCTCTCCGAACCGAAGATCTGGTTGTCCTTGGAGAGGATGCGAGCGCCGGTCGCGCCGCCGGTGCCGACCAGCGAGATCTCAGCCAGATAATCCAGGCCGTGCATCTTGACGTGGACACCATCAGCGCGGAGCGCGTGACCGTTGTCACACTCACCGTTCAGAACGTTCATGTAGTTGGCGTCTTCGCCGAGATAGTTCCAGCCGCACTCGGAGCAGAGCAGCTCCTTGGCCAGAACATTGACCGAGACCTGATTGATGATGCCTGCGTCGATGTCGGAGACCATTTTCCTGGTCTCGGGTGTGGCGCTGGCAGGGTCAATGTTGATCGCGAACAGGGCGCGGACCTCGCCGTTGACGAGTTGGGCATCGAAGACGCGACCGGCCGGCAGCTGCCGGGTGTCGTGCATCAGTTGAAGCGGTGCGCTCTCAGTGGTGATCGACTGGACGATCTCCCGGAGCATGCTATCTTGCGCGATCGCGCCTTCGAACAGTGGATGTTTCTGACGGATCGGCAGGTTGTTGAGCGCGGTCATCTCGAAGACGGCATAGTTTCCCACGGCGACGTCCGCGCCGAATGCGCGTTGGAGGCTCTGGATAACTTCGGCTGTCTTGGTGACCTGCTTCATGGTGGACCCACCTATTCTGTCGTCGGGAGTAAGCTCAAGTGATGAAAGTTACGCGAGGTTACGCGAAACCTCCTCATCACGGACGATTTGCTCACGCGCCAAGTCCATGATGTCATCTCGGCTGAGCATCGCGACAACCCTGCTGCCCCCTGATCCGCGGTTCTCGTTGGACCGGGCCGACTTCGCGTTCTGAGGCGTGATCGACTGGCCCATCGGGTCAGCGTTGGGGCTGATCGCCGAGACATCAGCCTGCGGGCCAGTGTTGTTGAAGCCTGTACCAGAGAGCTCGGGGGCATTGGCCGGCGCGGGCCGCCCGTGCATCTGCATATGGTATTCGCTGTCTGAGATCAGGCCCAGGCTCAGGTCGTCCTTCAATCGCGAGGACTTCATGACGCGCTGGGGCTCGAGCTCCAGATCCGGCCGTAGCTCGGCGGGCAGGAAGCGGGCATGCACGATCCCGGGGATCCCCTGGACATTGAGCATGAACTGCATGGCCCGGCGCAGGTTCATGCCCGGGGCCTTGTTCAGCTCGTCGGCACACATGGCTGCATACCGCGCCTCGACCCCGGCGACCTGGGCGTTGTTGCCTCGGCCGAGGACCGTCGGCATGGTCTTGAGCGCGGCCTGGTTCTGCGCATTCAGGACCTCGATAACCGGTCGGATGTCCAGCGCGGCGTTCGGGTTGCGGTCGTTTATGACGTCAGGCTTGACGCTGTCCCAGTGGACGAACGGGCTGCCCGACTTCAGGCCTTGCAGGCTCGCGCCGATCTGGTTCAGGCGGTCGTTGAGATACTCGCGCAGTCGGGCCGGGTTAGTCCGCAGCTCGACCGGGGCGTTCTTGAGGATGATCTCCTCCGTCACGGCCACGGTCATGCGGCTATAGCCGGTGGTCCGCATGATCGAGTAGAGCTCGTTGATCACCAGCTGGCGGGCAGCGATCGAGTTGATCGCGGCGACGAAGTTGCCGGCCTGGTAGATCTTAGTCGGGTCGCGGCGGTGGAAGGCCACCCAGAAGCTCGGGATGTCGAGGCTGATCTCTTGGTTGTCGCCACGGTTGATCTGGAAGGGTTTGTATTCACCGGGGGTCTTCTCGATCCACTGGATGGTGGCGAGGTCGACGTTCTCAAGGCGTTGAGGGACCAGCTGCTTGTCAAAGACCAGCTCGGTGCCGATCCCGCCGCGCAACAGGGTCATGTAGCGCATTTCCTCGGTGGTCGTGTCGAGGTCGGGCTTCAGCTGGAAGCCCTGGCTGTAGTCGAACGGCTCGGTCAGCGCGACGACCATCGCCTGCAGCTGCATGGTCAGGTCACGGTCGATGTCACCAGTGGTTGGGTCTGAGACCCAGAACATCAGGTCGGTGTTGGCAAGGGTTAGGTAGCCGTTGACCGAGGCCGAGATGTCGCTGTCGTGGACGAACATATTGGCCATCAGGGTGCGGCTGTCGTTGGCCGACCGGCTGTCGAAGATGTCCTCGGTGTGCTGGGTGAACTGCGGGATGACGATCTTGCCGTCGCGCGAGTTGGAGTCATAGGTCGGCAGACGGCTGACCACTCCGGTCTTCGGCTTGGTCTGCTTCTTGTTCAGTCCCAAGAGGTCCTGAAGGCTCGTGATTACGCCCGCCATAGTGATGGTCCTCGTTGCTTCATCCGAGCCATTGTCGACAAGGCGGCGGGTTCGGGTTTCATGAAGTCGGGGTTGCGACCCGTGCCTTCAGTTGGAGAAAAGATGAGATCATCCATACTGAACACCCCAGCGGAGCTCAGCATGGATGAGTTCGTGTGCTCGAATAGCATCTCGAGCATGCGAGGCGCTACCAGGAAGAAGACCAGGGCGTGGAAGAAGTGATCGTCCTCTGAGAGCTTGACCCACTTTGCCGGCGTCTCGGGCTCTTCTTCACGGACCATGTTTCGGAGATGGGTGATCAAGACCTCAGCCTGAGCGCCGTAGCCCTCGAGCCGTAGGGTGCCATCGCGGATGGACTTCACGACCCGGTCGATGGCATCGGTCCTGTCAACCTGGCAGTGGGTGACGTCGCCGGTCTCCTGGCTCACGACCATGCGGATCGGGGCGCTACCTCGATACTCGCAGGGCATGATGCCCGGGAACTTGTCGCGCACAGCATTGGCGACGTGGCTCTGCGGGTGTCTGTCGATCGTGCCGCCAACGATGTTGTATTTTTCCTTCAGCTCCTCGATCACGTCGTAGAGCTTGTTGATCAGGCAGGTTCGGAACGTGACCACGCCGCCAGACTGGCCGAAGAGCGGGCCGACCACGATGTGGCAGACCTCGCCGACGTCGATCCCGATGAAGCACGGTATATCAGCCCCGACCTCGTGGGTCACGGCGTCACCCATGACGGCACGGATCTCGGTCTCGGACAGCTGGGCGTTGCCGTCGACGTATGGCCGGCCGAGCACGGTGTTGTAGAAGCCACCGATGGCGTTGGCCGACCGGGCCTTGATCAGTCGGCTGAAGATGTAGTCGGGCGGGATCCGGTGGGTCGAGAACGGGCCGACGTTGTAGCCGCGGATGAGGCTGCGGCCGGGGTATTTGGTGACGTAGAACCGGGTTGAGTGATCGCGCAGATCGATCGGCACATGGCACCGCTCGCACTGGACGCGCAGATCCTGAAACTGGATCCGGTTGATCTGGTCGTCTGTCGCCTCGAGGATGTTCTCGGGCCCGAAGTAGCCAGTCTTGGAGCTCAGGTTCAGGAACTTGAGGTCGAACTCCGGCACCTGGAGGTGGTTGCACGACGGGCAGCGGTGGAAATATTCGTTCTGGTCAGACAGCTGGAAGCGGCTGTCGATGCCGTAGCCCGGGTATTTGGGCGTCGAGAAGGCTTGGGTGATCTTGTCGTCGGAGTTCTGCAGGCGCGACTGGGCCAGGTCGATCATCGACATGTCCGACAGGTCCAGCTCATCATGGAACAGGATGTCGGCCGAGGTCGAGGTGGCGTCGTCTTCCGTCAGGCCCGAGATCACGGCGAAGCTGGAGTCGATCTGATACATGTCCATCGAGCGCGTCGGCTTGACGCCGTCGTCGTAGGACGAGTTGAACACGGCCTCCTTAGCGAGCCAAGGCTTGATCCGCATCTTCGAGATACGCTTGAACAGCTTCTCGGACGGCAGGGTGAAAATGCCGGTCTTGCCTGGGTGGCGTTTCAGCCACGCGAAGAACTTGCGGATCTGGGTCTCGGTATTGTGGGTCGGGACCATCGAGCGGCCGGCCAGGAACAGGTGGCTGGGCGCATCGACTGTCAGGCACTGGGTTGGAACAGTGGCGACCAGGTGGACAGAGGTGATCGTCCGGCTCTTGGTGAAGCGGGGTCGTGCCTGGCGGTTCCTTTTGAAAACCGGGGTCTGGTCAGGGACGAAAGAGACCTCGTTCCCACCAAAGACTGGGCCATCTGAGGTGCGGGTGCGGGTGTAAGTCTTGTATCCCAGGCCATGAAGAAGATCCTGCACATCTTGGACTAGCCCAGCTTCGGTGTTGTGGAAAGAAGCCCACCCACCGGTGGTGGTGATGCTACCACCACCGGTGTCCATCAGACCCCGCAGCAGCTCCAGTCGCTGTTCGACAGATCCCCGCTGATAAGCAATCGGGATGCGGTTTCCACTTTTTAGCCGTGTGCCGTAGACGTAGGGATCCATAGGGAGAGAGGCCGGTGGTAGGTCAAGAGGCTGGGTGAGCGGAATATAAAACCGGGTCTTGGTGTGGTTCTCGAACAGGAACTGCGTGTCGACCACTCCGCTGTGGGCATAACCCTCCGACTTGTTCGGTCGGCCACGCCCACTGAAGACGCCTTCGCTGTTGAAGGGGCCTCGGGTAGTCTGGACCTGCCAGCGGTGTTCGGCGTCAGCGACCTGGGTGGTGCCATCGTCGAAGGTGATCTCGTAGCAGATGTGGTCCGTGTGGACCTCGGACTTGAAGGTGACAGTGGTCGGCTGGCCCTGCTCATCGAAGATCTGGTCGCCCGGTTGGACCTCCCCCATGGTCGTCCAGCCTGACGGTGTCGGCAGTGGCGTGTCGAGCGGAAGGGCAAGCCCCACCTGCGAGCATTTCTTCACCGCCAGGTTGGGGTGCATGTCGTTGGCGATGGCGATCTGGAACTGGTAGCCGTCGAATGAAAACGATTCATCGGCATAGTGGGTGTTGGCCACCAGCCAATCGGACATCAGCATGTCGGCCCCGTCAATCGGGTATCGCATGCGCAGTGTCTCGTGCAGATCACGGTACAGACTGAGGCTCATTGCCGACGCTTGTCGGGGTGGGGCCTAAAAGTCGAGGGTGAAAAGTTACGCGAGGAGGGACATCGGATAGATGTGCCCGAGTAAAAATGTTTTTAGGGCTTGCGTGAAAAGTCTACTACAGATTACGAGTGGGTAATGCCTGATCCGATCCCGTACCCCGAAATCACCGATGCCAGCATGACACCGCTCAGGGTCATCCGCATCCTCCATAAATCCAATCCTGATCTGCTGGACGCAGACGAGTGCCCATACTCCCCCGAGGTCAAGCACCAGCTGAGGCTGATGCTCGAGGTTCGAGGGGAGGGACTGAGAGGGGAGCCGGTCGAGCCCCGAAAGACCTTCCTCGATGACGACGGCGACCGCCACGACATCATGGAATATCAGCTGGCCCTGGCTCTGCAGGATATCAACGATATCGACAACGACCAGGTCCACAAGAAAATGGACCAGAAGGACAAGCTGGCCTTCCTCAAGGCCAAGCCCGGCCTGATCGAGCGTCTGATGGACCTGAAGGGACGCAATAGCGACCAGCGGGCGGTGTCGGACTTCATGAAGCGGGTCTACCGTTTCGTCGACAAGGAGCTGACGGTCGACCAGCGGACGAAACTGATCAAGGACCTCGGAGACTTCATCGAGACCGGTGCCGAGGCATGAGCGGTCCATTCGGTGAGAATGCTGCCCGATACTGGGCGGCGGGCCTTCCTGTCATCCCTCTTCATCAGCGCGACAAGATGCCGTCGCTCAACTCGTGGTCCTCGTTCTGCGTCGTGATGCCTAGTGAGCAGCAGCAGTCGGACTGGCTGGCGAACTTTGACCGGGGGAATATGGGCCTTCCACTCGGGCCCTGCTCGGGCGTAATCGGGATCGACGTCGATAACGACGATCCGCGGATCGCCGAACTGGTCATGGAGATATGCGGCGACAGCCCGTGGACCCGTGTTGGTCAGAAGGGTTCGGTCAAGGCCTTCAAATATTCCGGCGAGCGGACCTTCCGCATCAAGGATGTTGAGGGGAACATGATCCTCGAGTGCCTGTCTCAGGGTGCCCAGATCGTTCTGCCACCATCGATCCACCCCAAGACGCAGAGGCCCTATGTCTCGGACACCGACCTGCCCAACGTGACCAGCGGGCTGCGCCGACTTCCCGAGAACGTCGAAATCCTGCTTCGTCAGGGCCTGATCAATCTCGGGTTCGAGCTGTCGACACAGGGACACACCAAGGTGGCCTCGTGGACGCCGGCCGGGTCGCGCGATACGGCCATGACGGCCTTCGCCGGGATCCAGGCGCGGGGCGTGGTCAAGGGTGAGCGAACCCTGGTCGAGGCGATGAACGAGATGGAGACGTGGATCGGTGCCTACACCGAGCGCGTCGCCGGAGATGACATCGATGTGTCGGCCGCTCGCCAGAAGGTGGTCTCGTTCTTCATCCGCGACTGCACCGGGCCAGGCAAGAGCGCTGTGCGCCCGGGCTGGGAGGATGGTCTGCCGGCCGAAATGCTGTCGGAGATCCGCGAGCTGCTCGGCGAGGAGGGCGAGGCGTGGGACTTTTCCAAGTTCCAGGCCCGGGTCCTGCAGCTGGTCGAGCTGCACAAGCCGGGTTCGGCCGCGTATCTGACCGGCGTCAACGAGGTCATGACCAAGATGGTCAACCTTTCGGCGATGGAGATGCTCGAGGAGGAGTCGATCCTGAGGCTGATCGCCAACACGTCCAGCCGATCGCTGACCGTCCAGATCCTGAAGACCCAGATCCGCGGGCTCAGACAGGGTGCGCTGGCCGGGGTTGACCACACCGAGCTGGCCAAGGCTCTGATCACCGAGCTCGAGAGCTCGGGCTTCGTCCGCAACTGGCTCACGAAGTGGTGGCAGTGGGACGGTGCGATGTGGAAGGAGATGTCGGACGCCGACGTCATGCGCAAGATCGCCGAGGAGCTGGGTCACTACCCGGCGGCGAAGCGAAACTCGGACCACAACGGGATCATGAAGACGGCCTCGGCCCTGATCGGTGGCAACATCCGCACCAAGGCCGTCGAGGGTATCAACTTCGCCAACGGCTATCTGACCTCGGACCTGAAGCTGCTCCCTCACGAAGATGCCTATGGCAAGACCTACGTCCTGCCGTATCGCTACCTGCCAGAGGAGAGCGGCCGGATGCCTCGGTTCCTGCAGTATCTGTGGGACTGCTGGGGCGGCGAGGCTGACTACGATGACCGGGTTCAGGCACTCAGGGAGTCGATGGCGGCGACCATGTTCGGCATCGGCTACAAGTTCCAGCGGGCGATCTGCTGCTACGGGGTGCCGGGGTCGGGCAAGTCGGTGATGCTGGACATCATGCAAGGGTTGATGCCCGAGGGTGCGGTCTGTTCAGTGAAGCCTGGTGACTGGGACGACACTTTCCTGCCTAGCCAGATGCATGGCAAGCTGATGAACCGGGCTGGCGAGTTGTCGGACACGAAGATGATCCCCGGCGACATGTTCAAGCTGATCATCGAAGGCTCGGAGATCTCGGCGCAGCACAAGCACAAGCCGATCTTCACCTTCAAGCCCACCCTGACGCACTGGTTTGGCTCGAACCATACGCCGAAGTCGCGGGACAGCTCGCGGGGCTTTACTCGTCGCTGGCTCTTTCACCACTTCACCCGGATCGTCGATGCTGGGCTGAAAAACGTCGATCTGGCCACGGAAATCCTCGCCGAAGAGCGTGAAGCGATCATGGCATGGGCCGCTCAGTCGGTTTCTGGCCTGATCGTGCGGGGTGATTACGTCGAGTCGGAGAGCCATCTGCGGGTCATGAAGGACACGGCGGTGTCGAACAACTCGGTCAGGCAATTCCTGGTCCAGTCTTCGTCGCTCAATCTGGCCCGAAATGAGTCGGTTTCGATGTCCGAAACGAGCATTTATGACGTCTATTATGGGTTCTGCGTGTCCACAACGAACGCAAAACCGGTCAATTTGACCAATTTTCGTGCGCGAATGAGCGAAATGCAGGGCGAATTTGGCTTCAAGATCCAAACGAAGATGAATACCGGCGGTTACGAAGAGACTTTCTACGTTGGAATTACAAAGGTGAAGGGGAAGTGAGGTGATGATCGAGCTGATCGTGATGAGCAGGGCAGACTATGAGGCGCTGGACGGTATGGTAGACGGTGTCCCGATTGAAGTTTCTGATATCTGGACGGGACCTCCTCGGGGCTTTACTCGTTCAGAGGCTGAGGCATTCCGCAGCAAGAACCGGCTTGCTGAGTTTCGGATCAAACCGGTGGAGATGTGAGAGCATGGCTAAGATTGACGATATCGTGGTGTTGAACCTCGACGGTATAGAGCAGGACGTCAAGGTGACGTCTGTTCATGAGACGAACGGAACGATCGACGCAGAAGGCGTCACGTCCCGGGTCCAGTTCCAGTCGATCTCGAAAGAGTCGGCCGGGTCGGTCCGGTTCTATCGTGCCAAGGCCTCGGCGTTGGTCACGGGCCGCGCCGAAAAGTCGTAAAAGGGCCCGCCGAGACCTAAGTCTCGGCGGGCTTTTCTATGCCTCGGCGTTGATCACCCCGATCATGAATATCACCAGGAGCGCAATTCCGAAGTAGAGCGCCAGTTCCAGGAAGGGTCTGCCCGACTTACGGAGGGTGAGGCGGATGTAGAGGACTGAGAGAGTGGCGATTACTAAAGTCAAAACGTACACTGGCCGGCTCCACTGAGGGGTTTGGGGCAGAGGAAGGATCCGAAACTCCCTCTGCCCCATGCGCTTTACAGCGCGGCGACGGCCCACATCGCAGAGCGAGATTTAGGGACGGCGGTCGTTTCTGTGAAGTGTTGATTGTTACGCGCCGATTTCTGAATGGTCTGCTAGCATTCGAAAATCACTAAAATTTAATACGGTAGATTTTGCACTATAGTGGGGTAATCTCTCAACGATAACAATGAGTTAGGTGCTACCCTTCCTAGTAGACAGACCTGGGATCGGGGCCCATACATGGGGCTCGAAGCGAAGCGACCCGGGACGCCCCTCTTGCGCCCGTCGCGAACCCGCGTCG